GGAAGGGATGAGAGCGAGAGAGAGAGAGAGAGAGCTATCAGGAATGTTATGTCTGGCCATAGAGAAGATATCACAATCATCCCTTTTATAAAGAGCCCAGCCCGCCCGCTTTGTCCAAATTCCGAACGAAGCATTATTGCGACCTCGTTAAGGCCCGGCTTCTTGGTGGTGTCTCAGGAATGGTTAATGGTGGTCATTGCGAAGGTTGCCGGCTTTGTTAGTTGTTTGGATGCGCTTGTCGCATGTTGCTGGTTAGGGCGATTGTCAAAGGTCTTTGAATGTTGTTCTATTTTTTTTGTTTAACCATGCTTTTTGTTTTTGTTTGCTTTTTTTGCTTTTGCTTTTGCTTTTGCTTTTTGCTTTTTTTAAGATAGGAAATGTTAGAGAGATTCTCTGTAATATTCATCTGAAAAATAAATTATTTGACAGATGATCTCAGAGTATATATGATGGTTTTATGAATACTAGAAATCTAAATTCTGTGCTAAACAAACCCTTTATTGACAAGAGAAAGGTTCCACCTGGAACTGTTCGTAAGATAGTCTTGGTTAAAGATCTTAATGAGCGTCATCATGAGATAGCTCGGTTAGTTGTTCTTGGCTATAAGAATAATGAAATCGCCACTATGCTTCATCTAAACTATGCCTTTGTAAGCAGTGTCAGAAATGCTCCTCAGGTTAAGGAACAGATCTCTTTTATGAGAGCAGCTCGAGATAAGGATACTGTTGATATAGCAAAGCAGATTAAAGAAGCTCTTCCAGAATGTATAAGGTATCTATCTGAAACAATCCCTGATCCCGAAGTTTCAGATCATATAAGATCTAAGAATGCTTTTGGTCTTCTGGCAATTGGAGGTCATACAGCTACTAAGAATGTAAATATCAAAGGTGTTCATGCGGTTCTTACTGCAGATGATATAAAGGAGATAAGAGATAATGCGACTAAGATAGCGGGTGAAATAGATATATTAGCTGAATCAACTGAGGATACTAATGGATAGTGATGTAAAAGACATCTTAACTCGCTGTGCTAAAGATACAGGTTTTCATGCGAGATTTTTTTTTCCAGAAATTTTCTATTCTAATTACAGCATCTTACACAAGCAGATTCTGGATGTAATAGATTCTGGTCATGGAAAGTCAGTTATAGCCGCTCCTCGAGGTCTTGGCAAAACCTCCACGATGCTTTACGGACTTGCCAGTCGGCATATTCTTTTTGAGACAAAAAAGTTTATAATCTATCTATCTAACAGTGCTGATAATGCTATGCTTCAAACAGATTCTCTCAAACATGAACTCTTAAGTAATCAGCTCGTAAGAAAGTTCTTTGGCTCAATCAAGACAAAGCGTATTGAGTCAGAGTTTGAGGAACAGTTCTCTAAAAAAGCTTGGGTAACATCTGGTGGAACTCTTATTCTTCCTCGTGGTGCTGGTCAGCAGATTCGTGGTCTTCTTTATCATGGAAGACGTCCTGATCTGATAATCATAGATGATCTTGAGGATAAGGAAGAAATTATAAATGATAAAATGAGGAAGAAAAATAAGGAATGGTTCTTCTCTGATGTTATGAAGTGTATCTCACGTTATGATAAAGATTATGAGTTTATCTATATAGATACTCTCAAACATGAGGATGCTCTTTTACAGGATCTTCTTGATGCGAGTGATTGGAATTCTCTTTGTCAGAGTGTCTGTGATGATAGTTATAATTCTTATGCTCCTCTCTTTATGACAACTGAGGAGATAAAAGAGGAAGTTAAATCTCATCGTGAGAAGGGAATCTTAGATGTCTTTTATCGTGAGATGAGAAATATTCCAGTTGCTACTGAGACTGCAACTTTTAAGCCAGAGTATTTTCATTATTATACTGAGGGAATTAAACAGCTTACAGTCTATCCAGATAATAAAGATAGTAAGAAGGTTGAGAAAATTGAAACTGAGAATCTTCTAAATATGGTAATAGTTGATCCAGCTAAAGAACCTCAACTTCATAATGCTGATACTGCTATTGTAGGTATTGGAGTTGATCGAACATCAAGAAAGATCTTCATCAGAGATATTATATCAGGTAAGTTCTATCCTGATCAGATGTATAAAGAGATGTTTGGAATGGTTGCTCGTTTGAAAGCTATGGTTCTTGCAGTTGAGGTAACATCTCTTCATCAGTTTATATCTCAACCAATTGAGAATGAGATGAGAGTTCAGAATGTCTTTGCTCAATATCATGAACTTAAAGCAACGGCAAAGAAAGAAGAACGTATAGGTTGGCTTGCTCCTTATTATCGTCAGGGTTATGTCTATCATAATAAAGCCTGTTGTACAAAGCTTGAATCTCAGCTCGTTGGTTTTCCAAGATCAAAACTCTGGGATGTTATGGATGCAACAGCTTATATTGTTAAGCTTCTTGATGATTATGCTGTTTATTTTGATCCGACTTATGAGGATCCTAATATAGATGAGTTTGAAGAAATCTCATTTGATAAACCTTTAAAATATAAGCAACTTGTATAAACTACGTTCGTAAATTGAACGAAGGAGATAAAAATGAATATATTAGAAGTACGAGGAAGAGCAGGAGTCACCGTTACTGAGACAGTTACAGATACTTCTCAGTCTATTGATACAGGTGTAACTGGTATAAAGTTTAAGAATACTGATGGTGATCTTATCTCAGGTCTTTTGATAACTTGTGAAACTAATAATGTCAAGTATGCTTTTGGTGCTGATGCTGTATCAGCAGGTCTTGGTCATGTTCTTGTAAAAGATACAGATGGAATATATCTGAGAAATGCTGCAAACATCAGAGCTTTTAGATTTATTAATAGTGTTGCTCAGAGTGCTGGAGTTATCCAGTTAACTCCTTTTTATGGCGAGTATTAAGGATAATTTGTGACTGAGAAAAAGATATATATAGGATCTAATGGTCCTTATCTATTTGAAGATGATGAACTTATCGCTGATGAAGATAGTGATTTTGATGGTGAGTTACGTCATTGTATTGTCTCAAATCGTCAAGGGTTGATTACAGAAGCTCCTACTGAAGATGATCATATTCTACGTCTTAGTGATGCTAATGATAGGATTTTAGCTCCTCTGGCTGTAACTGATATAGATGATCCTTCAATAGAACTTTTAGAAAAAGTCGGTATTCCTGGAACTCTTATTCTTGTATATCAGATTAAAGATACTGGAGATGAATCAACTCTTTATGAGTGGGATACTGCTAATAGTTCTGGAGCTGATATACCATATGTAGTTGCAGGTTCAACTGGCTTCTGGAATGCTATTGCTGGTAAGTATACTAATACTGATTATAGTAGATATACAGAATCTTCAATGGTTATTGAGGGTGGATTAATATCAGAAGGAACTGTAGGAACTGTAACTGTATCTGCCATTAAGGCTCTACTCCGAACTGGAATAGAAACTACTGATCCGCTTGTGTATGTTTCCTTGGCAGAGCAAGCTAATAAGGTAATAGGTTCTGCTGATATTAAGTATCATGTAGGATTTGATTATAATAATGGTTCTCCACAGGTCTCAGTTCAAATAGCCAGCTTTAACAGAACAACTGAAATTGGTCTTGGTACCTGCATGAAGGATACCAGTACTCCTGTTAGAGTTCATTTTGCAAATGCTGGTATGAGACTTCAAGATGGAGTAGCTAAGCTTCAGCAGAGAGCAACATCTCTAAGACGTACAGAACTTGCTTCTGGTTGTGCTATAGCTGATGTGGGTGGTGCTACACGACAGTTTAATATCCAAAAGGGTATCGTATATCATGGAATCTATCGTATGACTCCGTTTGATGCGGCTCCTTATAATCCTTATATCTCAGGTGATGATGGTTACTTTCTTGTTTATGGTGATACTGCTACTGGTTTTACTATTTCTGATGGTACAGATACAGTTATAAACAACACTCAATATTGGAATACTGCGACTCATGCGCTGGATGATGTTAAAAATAAACAGTTTGCCTGTCATTGGGTTTATATTCATACTGATGATGAGCATGTTTATGTAGTGCTTGGAAATGATAGTTATAAACTTGCTGAAGCACAACTGGCACAACCTCCGGGTGATTTACCTATAGAGATAAGTGACTTCGGGTTGCTCCTTGGATGTATTATAATAGAAAGAAATGCTACTGCTTTTGAACTGGTTCAGATGGTTACTGATACTTTCTTCACTGGTTCGGCTGTAGGTATTCATAATAGTCTTGGTGGTTTGAATGATGGAGATTATAAGCATCTTCTGGAAGTTGAATATACTGAGATTAGTGAATGGCTTGATAATGTGGTGCTTGGTTCAGATGGTCTTACTTCAGTTCCTGAGATGGTTCTTGTTCCAAGAGCAGCAGCTCTAAGTGATGTTGTTGGAGGTTTTTATTTTAGTGATATTGATACAAGTGTTTATGTTTGTACTTCGGCGACTTAAGCTAAAGGAGGATACTTATCATGAAAAAGGAAAAAGAGCAAGAGGTTACAATAACTATTGAAGATTTTAAGGAAACTCAGAAAATGGTGGAGGCTAATGGTTTTTCTTCTATCAAAGAATTTCTTGATAGTAGATACACAATGGCTTTAAGAACTTATAGAAGACAAAATCAGGAGGAATAAAAGATGGCAGTAACATGGAAGAAATTAGCTTACGAAGATGATGTAATAACTAAAGCATTACTTACAGCGACTGGAGATATAGTTTATGCTTCTGGTGTAGCTACTCCTGCGGTGTTGGCTGTTGGAGCAAATACAAATGTACTAACCTTGGCGGGTGGAGTTCCATCTTGGGCAGCTCCTGCGGTAGCGGCGGCTCATGCTGCAAGTCATCTTCCCGACGGTGGTGATCCGATAACTACAGCAGCTCCTAGTGCGCTATTAGAAGTTCAGGTACAAGCAGAGGGTGTGGCAGAGTCTTTAGCCAGATCAGATCATGCTCATGCAATAGTTCATGATATAACTGATAATTCATTGGTTACTGTTGATGGTACAACTAACATACCAGCAGATAATGACATAGGAGTATTTACAGCTCTTGGTCTTGAAGGTCAGACTCCTGCTGAGGTTGCGGCAACTATGGCTCTTGATGATATTGGAGTTCCTGATGCATTAGTTGATTTTAATGATCAGCAGGCAATAGATCTGGTTAGTCATAATGTAGCTGATGCTGCTGCTCTTGCAGCTCTTGATGCTGTTATAGGTAAAATGGCTTTTCAGGTAGATGAGCTTGCATTCTATGGTTGTACGGTGGCTTAAAAAATGGAAAAAAAGCATATCAAGAGGGATATTGAGGTTGATGAAAATAGTCCAGAAGCTTTAAAGAGCCTTGCTGCTAAGTATGAGGACATTCTTGAGCCTCAGATAAAGGTTCTCTATATGAGAATGGTAAACTTTATTGCGGCTTCTCAGCTTCCTCTTGTTCATGTTAATGCCGTGCTGGATTTGATTAAGAATGATTTGATGAAGCACCTCAGAGAAGGTTACTTTCCGGAGAAGAAATAATGGCTGTTACTTGGAAAAAGTTAGCTTATGAGGATGAATGTGTTCTGGTAGCCGATACTGATGCTTCAGGATATGGATTCTTTATTGATGAGGATAATATGATTTCAGATGATGCTACTAAGTTTCCGACTCAGCAATCAGTTAAGAAATATGTGGATGATAACATCGTTGCAGGTGGAGTAACTCTTTCAGAAGCTTTAACATGGGGAACACTATGATCAACATTGATGCTACAGATAAAATTGAAGGAATAGCCTCAGTAGCAAGTGTAATTGCATTTACTTTTTCAGGGGTAGATGGAACCACTGTTGTGAGCTCAGAAGGGTTGTTAGCTGCCACACAGACACAGATTTATTTGGCTACTGCCGCTACAAGGCTACTGTCATTAACTCTTGTTAATACTCATTCTGCTGCCGTTACTGTTAATGTTCAGAAAGACCCGGCGGACGCAGGAACACTTTATAATATTATTCCTAAAGATTTAACGCTTGGGATAGGGTACTCGTTATGCTTTGATGGACAGAGATGCTCAGTGATGGATGCTAATGGTAGTATAGTCTCAGGAGCTTCTCTTCCCGTCTCCGACACAACCGCGATAGTAAAAGGCAGTACTGACCCCTCAAAGCTATTACGGATTGAAGTGGACGGGTTTACGGCTGAGACT